AAGCGTAGATATGTTCTGAACGGCAACAGGAGATAAGTTTGTTGCGGTTAGCAAAGCTGCCTGTTCCGCAGCCGTTGTATCTGCATGTGTAATATCCGGCATGAGCGAACTACTGAGAAGCAAATACAAATCAATCGTGTCATAATAAACGCTAATCAGACTTTCGTAACCTACTAATTCACTAGGAATTGTATTTAAAGAAGAATCGTATGTCTGGTATTTCTGAACCAATGTATTGTAAGCGGTTATCATGTCACTAGGAATATTCAGCACATATTCACTGTTGTAATATTCATATTGCGCATCATAGCTGTCAAGCCTTGCCACAAGTTCGCTTGACATATCTGACCGCATTTCATCAGTTAAAAACCAGATATAAGCACTTCCGTTAGGATTTGCGCTTATGATTGTGGCTGTCATTAGATCGTCACCAGCTTCAAGTTTAAAACAATTCTTTACAGAATTAACGTCTGTTTCATATTCAATTTCTTCTGCTAAATTGTTTACTGATACAAAAATGCTTGTATCATCACCATAACCGTGACGGATATTTGAACTTCCGCATTTCGGGCAAGTAAGCGTAAATGTGCCACGATTGCCACATTCATAACAATACGCTTCTAAATCATAAACATTGATTTCTCGCTTTGGCTTTCCGGTTTCATCTGAACCAGAATCAAAGACGAAAATACAATCGCATTCTTGACTGATTTCTTGGAGCGCATCATAGATAGAAGTGTTATCAAAATCAAACACTCTGAACATTCCGGCAATTCGGCTGTCTACATAGCCAATAGAGTAATGCGGTGCTTTTTCTAAAAGACGATCTAACATTGATCCAGCCGGATTATCCTCGTCATAAATGACTGTCGTTTCATAATCCGTTCTTGCAATATCGTCTTCTGTATTAATCTGAACATTGTACAGCATAATCTGTGACAATTCGCTTTCGCATAAACTCCGGCAAAGCAGATTCTTTTCCAGCGCATTTGTCTCTGATACTGTGACCTTTGCTTCCAACCATTCATCCCATGTGGGGACATATATACAACGAAAGTCTTTTAGTTCGTCCCAATATTTATATTCAGCTTCATTATCGTATTTACTGACAGAACACGTTAATTCTGTATAAGCGTTAAATTCATCAGAAACAACGATATTCGTTACCGGAATAGCACCGATTTTTGTTCCGTTTCTCTTGCTCAATACCAGTGTTGGCGGGATAACATTATGCGATGAATCAAATTGTAGTTTTATCACAATATATTACCTCCTTACCACGGCGCATTTTTAACAATCGGCGCATACGATATTTCCAGTGTGCATTGTTTTGTTACTGTGATTTTGTTTGTCCGATTGTCATACGTATTACCAATCTTCAAGAATATATAATTAAAATCGTTTGCTATATCATGGCTATTCAAATTGCTCTCAATGATTTGAGATGATCCGTAAATTGTGATCTCTTCGCCAGTTGTACAATTTCTAATAAATGTTGTACTGCCTGTCAAATCATTATGAATACTTAAATCGCCATCTTCACCAGCAACAATCTTTACATCCGGATAAAGTTCACCGATTTCATCTGACAAGTCATACACTATATAACTTTTCGTTGTATCAGTTATTGTCCATTTGTTTGTGATTGTTTCTCCATAGCCAAACGGTTTGTTCGTTTCAATAATTAAATGCAAACCACAAAGTTTCTCTGCTACCTTAATTTTCTCAACATTAAAACTTGCGTCAAAATAACAAGTGTCTGATTCAGTTTCCTTGTCGTTGATTGGATGAAACTTTAGAAATTTGCGCCTATTCAGCCAGCGCATCAAATCTAAGAATTCACCATTCGTTATTTCAAGATCGTCATAAATATCCGGATTCTTGCAAATATCAAATTCGGCGGTAATACATGAATCATAACTTGTAGCTGTCAATCCGTAGTGTTTCCCGCTATTACGTGACACTGTATTAAATGTCAATGTCGAACCGGCATCTTCTGTGACTGAACCACCACTATAATCAAATGAGCAAACAATAAATCCATAGTCGGATAGATACTGTCCGTCATACTCAAAATCTATTGAATACATGTGATTACCTCGTTCATGTCAATGCTTCTTTTGCTTCTTTCAAAAGGGAATTCATCTCTTGCTGATATCCTGCTTTTATATTTAGCATAGATAATCTAGCCTTTTCAAATGCAGCTTTTGATTCCCTCATTTCTTTATTCAGTTTTTCATATTCATCTGCAAGCTGAGAATAGAAAGCGATAACTTCAATCATTTCATTTTCTTTCGCTTTGTAAGCTGCATTTTCACGCTCTAATTTTTCTGTGTATTCTCTCAACCTGTCGTAATCGCTTTTCCCCATCTTTTCTTCACCATCAAACAGAGGGATAGTCGAAACCATCCCTCTGCGTATCACCATTTAATATTTCGTTTTGCAAGAGCAGAACCGCCAACCAAACGATCAACTGTAATACTCTGAATGAACTTCTCAAACTTCTTATCGGCCTTAATCTGATTAACAAGATCATTATAATCTTCAACATGCTCAATCGGGATATTAACAGAAATACCGCCAACATCCACACCAGCACGACCAGACACAGTAAACAAGCCACCAAGAAGAGAAGCGGAGTCAAGAAGTCTGCCTGTTAATCCGAGTTTCGCTAAGAACGCTTGCGGATTATTGCCAAAGCTGAAAATATTATCTGTAGCCTTTGCGCTGAGAACAGCATCGCCACTATTCAGCTTAGTCAACATCGCATTTTGTGTAGGACTGAGAATCGCTTCACTTCCGTATTCCTGTGTCCATGCGAAACCATCAGTAGCACGCCTTACACCACGTGCATACGCTTTGACATACTGTTTAGAAACCCAACCCCAAAAATCTTCTTTACTATTATGTACTCTGATATGCAACCAACCATTAGATTCTTTCCAGTCTGTTTCAACCAGATTTCCCTTTGCAAGCTGTCGAATAACTGTTCCGCTTGCGTTCGGCGCATTGCGCACATTAAGTCTATCAGAACCATTTGTAAAGATAGGAGTAACAATGCCGTTTCCGGTTTTTGTATTTCCGCTCTTCTTACTGGTTTTGCCCTTTGAAGTAGACTTCTTCGGTTTTGTTACGCTAGTTGATTTTGTTGTAGAATTAACTGTTGACTTTGCTTCTTTCTCGCTTTGACCAATCATACTAGCCACTCTAGCATCAATTTGTGAAAGCACATAATTGACTGTAGTAAGCTGAGAATTAAATGTATCGCCGTACTGTGTGATAATGCTTGTCGCATCAGACATGCTCTTATCCCAAGTAGCGCTCATTTCATCTGTCAAAGTATAGCCAACATCATTAGCTGCACTATGCAGAGTATCATTTATCGCAACGGCATTATTATTGATTGTACCTATCATTTCAGTGATAGAGTAATCAACTTCATCCATGCGCTGATTGATATTTTCCTCATACTCTGAATACATGTCATTAAGCATCTTTTTCTGATCTTTGACATATTTATCGTATTCAGTTTCAGCTAAATCTGCTTGCGCTTCTTCCAAATCAGCTTGTAACTTTTGGATTCTTGCACGATTTTCTTCTGATGTATCACCGCCATAAGCTGATAACTGCTTTTGGATTTTAGCTATTGTCTCTGTCTGTTTTCTTACCTTTTTCTGGTAATCATACAAATCCTTCGTTCTGTCGAGGGTGTCCGTATATTCATCAATTACTTTCTTCATAGAACTTAATTGAGCATCGTAACCGTCTTTGACTAAATCCATAATCGCATCTTTTTCGTCTTCGGCAGCAAGAATCATCTTGCGCTGTAATTCATACATCTTTTCACGCCGTTCGATCAGATTTGTGTTATATGGATCAGAACTAAGTTCTTTATTGAGTTTCCGGATTTGTTCAGCGTAATCATCGGCTTGCGCCATGTAGACATTATACCGCTGACCGTGAAGACCCATTATAGCTAAACCAGCATCAGTTAATAAACCGTCTTCGTCTTTAAGTTCTCTATGGCTTAACAAGGAAATCATGAATTCAGCTTCGTCATTGATTGTTCCAATGCGATCTTCCAGATAATCGAAATTATCCCATTCAAGTTCCTTGATTTGCTGTGCTAATTTCGCAAGTTCAATATTAGACTCTTGAAGTTCTTCTTTTGTCTTATTGATTTCTTCGTTGAATTCATACCATTGCTGTGAACCTTGCTCAATATAACCGGAATTCATCGCCTGGTTATATCTTGTTATGAGCGAATTAAGTTCTTTTTGAAGAATGGAATTATGCTGACGCTCTGCGCTTTCCATCGCTTTGTAGTAAGTTGAGCCAACTAAGCGACCTCTTTCTTCAAGAAGATCAACGCCATTCTTATACGTTTCTGTTAAGTGGTCAATTAACTTAATCTGATGGTCATAATTCTTTTGCGCATTCTCAAAAGCAGTAGTATAAAGTTCAGCCATCTTTTCTTTAAGTTCATCTACTGCGTCTTTTGCACTAAGCGCCTTTTCATAGAAATCTTTAAACTTGCTAATCTTATCGTTTAAGTCATTGTCTGTAATGTGTTCAATGAGTGAAGCGTTTCCGCTCTTAACTTTGCTCTGCCAAGAAGCATCAAGACCAACCGCATTGGCTTGCCCTAAATACGCTTGATATGCTTTTTGCTGTGCAGTAATTTGATCCTTAACTTTCGAAATCTCTTTCGTTAAGTTTTGGCTTCTATTACTCCAAGTCTTATAAACATTATCAACAGCCTTTTCAAGTTTCTTTATTCCACGCTCTAAGCGGTCAATGAATATTTCAACCCAATCAAGGACTTTATCAGAATCACTTCCGGACGCAAATGCTGTACCACTAGCGAACGCATTGCCACTAGCATAGGCATGTCCACGTGAATTGATGTGTCCGTTTTTAAGAATCTGTTCTGTCTGTACGTGGTTAAAAACGATTGCGCCAGCGGGGATGTTGACGAATTCTGCGCCGTTTTCTCCAACCGTATACCAACGTCCAGATTTCGGATCAACTATCATTTCCTTCGCCAGTTCGCCCACCAAAGCAGTACCGCCTTGATTAGTTCCCCATTTACCGCTTGCGAATGCGTTACCCATGAATTTACCAGGGCCACTAGCATTTACCCAATTAACAGTTCCGGTTGCTGTAAAGCTAGTTTGTACACCGCTTGTATCATTTCCCCAAATAACAGTACCATGTGAAGTTTTCGTTGAAGCTGCATAGCTGTCTACTTGACCAGTGCTATTAGACCATGTAACAACGCCTGTGCCTTGTTTCTCTTCACCAGCGTAACTATCAACTTCACCGTGTTCTGCCGTGAATTTAACAATCGCTTCTGCGTTAAGAGAATTAAGTTCAGCCGTGATAGCAGCGCCAGCACCGCCTTCAAGTTTTGCGCCAACCTCAACTTGTGAGCCAGACGCAAGAGACTGAATCTGAGAAGCTAAGTCTGAGCCTTCTTCAAGTCCAACCTGCGCTTTGATTTCCGGATCAAGTCCTTCAATCTCACTTGCCAAACTTTGAATGTTTGCTTCTGCTTCGCTTGTATCAATGCCAGCCATCTTAGCAGCTTCATACTCATTGAGTGCAGTTTGTAACTCTTGCAGTTTGCTTATAGCATTGCTCACACCTTCGTCAAAACCGGAAGTGTCAACATCAATGCTCATAATACCGCTTGACTGTTCAAGTTCCTGTTTCTTCGCTAAAAGATCAGTAACTTTTTGCTGTGCTTCTTCTGCGCCCTCGGCATTAATATTGATAGAGCCATCTTCATTTCTGAATTGCTCTAATTGTTGCTGTGCGGTTTCAAGTTCAGAATTAACTTGTGATAATGTAGCAGTAGAAGAAGCCCATGTATTATTGACAGTATATCCCGCTTCTTCGGCAGCACGAATCATAGTTTCCACTAACGAAACGTCAACGCCTAAAGCCTGTGCGTATTCATCTGCTTTTGAAGCGTCAAGAATATTTCCTTCACCAACTTGACCTAATTCACTAAGCGCACTAACGAAATTCTTAATACCGCCAGTCGTTTCATCAACTTTAGCATTTCCTTCTTCATCCATAGTCATAAAGAAATCTTTAACGCTGTATGAAGTTCCTTCAATGGTTTTACCAAGTTCTTCGTATCTGTTCTTGACTTCTTCGGCTGAGAATGACGCTTGCTCTCCATAAGTCATTAAGTCAATGTAGGCTTGTACTGAATCATCGTTAATCCAGCCTTGTTCAATTAAACTGCCTGTAGCTTCATAACCGCTACCAGCGTTTTGATACATGTCACGCTCGTTAGCGCTAGACTGAGCAGCAACCCACTCATTATAAGCAGACGTTAAAGCATTGTACTGAGAAATGAGTTGTTCTGTCTGTGCGATTTGACCGCTGAACAAATCAACTTTTGCCTGTGCGTCTGCGTAACCCTCGTCAGTTTCTTTTAGCTTAGAAAGTTCCGCATTGGCTTTCGCAAGATTCTCACTTTGCTCTCTTAACTGATTGTTCAAATCTGCCTTTTTAAGATTTACATATTGTTTCTGTAATTCTTTTAAAGCTGCGCTATTTGCACGAACGCCGTTTGCCGTATTATAGAAAATCTTCGATTCATCGAATCCGTCTAAACTTCCAAATGTTTCACGAATATTAGTTAGCATCTCATTAGAAACGCCAGTATTCCCACGTGATTCAGAAAGCGCATTACGCAATGTATCAATTTTTGCAGCTTCGCCCTCAATGTTAAATTCAATTTCGACTGTCTCACCCTGTAATGATTCAATCGCTCCTTGCCAATCCTCAATAGACCAATCAGAAGTATCATTCGTTTTCATGATTCTGTAATATATCTTTAATTCTTCATCGCTTGCGGTTGCAAACAAATCATCGAGATATTTCTTAACTTCTTTATTCTTTACAGAATCCTTCATGTCGTTTAACTGCTTTGTTACCTCTTTTATATTGGTGCTGCCTGTCATAGCATTGATAGTTTGAGCAAGATCATCTATATCAATACCGGCATCTTGCGCAGCTTGCGCAATTTCAGAGAAATTTTCTTTAATGTCTTTTCCAGTAATTCCAGCTTCGCCTTGCGCTTTCGCAAATTCGACCATATCATCTGCCATCTTTTTGTAGTTGGTATCTGACAAAAGATTATTGATTTTTGATTGCTTATAAGCTGCCTTTTCTGAATCCGTCATTAAGTCATAGGTAAGTTTATCAATTCTTTCTACGTCTTTAGCGTAACCTTCAATAGCTTCGCCAGTAGAAGCATCTACAAGACCTTCTCTTAAATCATAGATATCTGATAAGTTATTTGAAATCTGTTTATTAAGATCGTTTTCGTCTCGCTTTGCTTGATCTATTTGCTTACCAATTTTCTCATACTCTTTTGTGCCATAATCATACTCGCTTTGTTCTTCCGTAAGTTCAGCTATCTTCTCTTGCTTTGCAATCATCTTATCTTGCAAATTAAGAGTTTCCTCAATAATATCAACACTCTCAGTTGTATATACAGGTTTCTCTTTTGTGCCTGTATTGTTTGTAACCATACGTGTGTTTTCGTTAAGTGCTAAACTTGCATCAGACGCAGCTTGTGATTGCTGTGAATTAGCTACTTTTTGCTTTAAGTCTGCTTGCCTTTGAAGTTGTTCATTGGTTGCAGTAAGCATGTTTAACTGTGATTCTTCAACCAGAGTAAGAGAACCTTTTGCTCTTAATTCATCAATAGTAGCTTGGTTTTCTTTAATCTTTGCATTAAGTCCGTCAAGTTCTCCTTGTGTGGCTTGATACTCACTGTAAGAATTATCAGCAGATTCTTTTAAATCATCAAATGTTTTAGTTGCGTTTGCCACGGCAGCCATAGCAATACCAGTAGCAGCAACAACCATCATCGCCCAACCAATCGGATTGGTTGTTAAGAATGCAATCATACCAGCAGCAGCTTGTTTTAATGCGCCAGCTAAACCAAGCGTTGCTCCTGTTGCACCAGTAGCAGACGCAGCAAATTCTGTATTAGCTACAACCGATGCTGTCATTTGTGCAGAATAACCAGCATTGACCATCGCTGCTTCTGTTTCCGCTGCTGAGAATCCGGCAGTAGCCATCATCTTAACTGCTTCACTTGTGGTAAGACCATTTGCAATAGCGATCTGCGCTGCCTGTGCTGCACTATATCCAATCATTGCCGTTGTTGCGCCAATAGTCTCAGCGCTCATTCCAGCAAGAGCAGCCTTAACCGCATTCAATGATGTAGCACTACCAGATAATTGCGCAAAAGCAGTAGCAACTTTACCCATGTTTTGTAAATTGCCAAGATTTTTCATGAATGCAAATATACCACCGGCAGCACCTAACGTTCCAAACAAACCTAATTTATCGGTCAATGCATCAACTACACTAAGCAACGCTGTAAGTCCATCAACAACCATACCAATATCTTTTCTTGCAAAAAGATTTTGTGCGATACCTGTTCCGGTTTCTTTCAGCGCATTAAGTTTGTAAGAAAGTGATTGAGTGATAACACTCATTTCCTTTTCAGCATTACCCGCTGAATTCTGCATCTTCTCCAATGCAGCTTCAACAGTGGCAAAGTTTTTGATAAGAGCAGAACCAGCCTGTGCGCCACGCTTACCAAACAAATCATTCAAAAGTTTTGTCTGATTTTTAGCGCTCATTTCATCCCATACTTCCGAAAGTTCACGGAAGTAATCAACGAAATCTTTATATTGAGTTTGTGTAGCATCTGTAAAGATTGATACACCTTGCGCATGTTCAGCCGTTTTCGTTAAGTCAATAATATCACCATTGATGTTTACAAGGTCTTCACTGACTTCTTCTGTCTCTTCATCGAAACCACGCATACGAAGTGACATGCTTCTAAGCGCTGTACCTGTACTTGCGGGGTCTTGCAGAACTTCTTCTGCTGCTGTGAAAAGAGCGATAGTAGAATCAAGGTCTTGCCCCATCGCTGACATAGCAGCCGATGAACGTTTAAGACCTTCCAAAATGTCTGTGTTACTAACGGCAAAATTATTCATTCTGTTGCTTTTGTGACCATAACAGAGTTATGGCGATAAGGACGTTAATCCTTATTCTCACGTTTCATTGCCTATGAGTTATAGCGTGAGTCCAGACTATATATTACATCCCTCTATAAAGAGTAGGATGGATAACTTCAATGCGTATATTACTATGCGCATCCTGTAGTCGTTAGGGATAAATTATATTTTAAAAATATAAAGTCTTTCCTCGGTCTTGAATACTCCTATCCTTTAACCGATATAGTTATCTACATGACCATACATTACTGTATGATCTCGGCAATATTTTACCGACAATATTAATTTTTGATGCAACTCCGTCTAAAGCGTCACCCGCTTCAATATTAAATCATTTGTATTAATTGTGACCGCAAATCACAATAAACATATTATACGTTTCTTATTCTTTCGAATAAGGCTAGACTATTTCTTATTCCTAATATTTAGGATCACACCTTTTCGATTTAATGGATTTTCACCAACGCCGTTTACGATTGCGCCCTACTCCTAATGTTGTGACTATTCGGGATTTCCACCCTTATTCATAAATTCACAACCATATATGGGGATAGTCGTTGAACCTTTTCCCTCGGCTAACACTGTTTGTTCAACAGAATACGTTAGGGAACTTGGCTGCATGAACTACGATTATTAAAGCACTTAGGCTTTTAGCCATATGCCATCCTTGCGTTGTTTCTACTTTCGTACCTTCATATAGTGCTTTCGCCTATATTGTGGTGCAAGGCTTTACGTTTTACCTGCAATTAAATGTGTGCTAGTTACATATTGCTATACAACAAGGCATTTATGTTTGCCTTCATTATTGAAACCAGACCTGTTGTTGCATCGTCTATAGTAGCGCCAGGAGAAATAGATTTAAAAAGAGATGAAACTTGTGCCATAGTTTTTGAGTCATTCAGATTATCCTAATTGTTACTTTTTTGTTTTTAAAAACAAAAAGGGTAGGTCATTTCTGCCTACCTCTGCAATTTCATTATTTAATTGGATTATATTTGCAGAGCAGATCATACCATCAACTCAGTGAGTTGGTCAGCATACGTCACATGATTACTCATGCAACTGTGATCGTTACGGGATTTAAGCAATAACTTAATCTTACCCTCGGTGTTGTCCATCCCTGGGTTTTCACCGATTTGAGCTGACTTTGCATTCGAAAGTTGCCTTCCGATGGGACTTTTCAAGATCCGAGCCTCGACCAATCGGCGGTTGACTGAATAACTTCCTTTGTAGTCGTTCCATACTCTTTTGCAATGTCGTTTGCTTGATAATAGAAACTATTTAATTCCTTTGAACTTGCCGTTGTAGTTTTCTGCAAATCAACAAGAGCATCATCAAGTTCCACGACAGACTTAACCATTTGTTTTGTCGCTCTAATAGTTGTATATATAACAGTCGCAGCCGAAACATAGCGTGACAGCTTATCGAATGATCCTTTTAATCTGTCACCAAAAGTTTGACCAACTGCGCCAGCAGATTCAGCAGCCGTTCTAAGATTATTAATCTGCTGCGTAACTCCCATCAATTCTCCTTGCGTTACCGTATCACCGGACGCAAGTCTTGATTGGAATTCATTTATTTTTGCTTTGATACGATCAATATCATCGCCAAAAACTTTAGTTGCTCTTGAATTCTTTTCAAGCCAAGAAGAAAAGCCATTATCAATCTTAGATACATCAAATGATGTAGCCATGATTTTGCTTTCCGCATTTACAAGATTAAGTTCATTTCTAAATTCAGTTAAACCTAATCTAAAACGCTCATACGCTTGAATTTGTTCTTCCGGAGTTTTAGCAGTAGAAAGATTATTCTCTAATACTTGTAACTGCTGAAATTCTGTCTCTAATCGTTTTAGCGCTTCTGCGCCAGTATTACCAAACTGTTCTAGTTTAGTTCCGCTAAGATTAACGCTACCAATCTTTGTTAAGAAACCATACGTCTTTTGAAACTGTGCATTAAGTCTCTCAACGGAAGCGTCAACACTGCCATTTGCTAATTCATTATTTATTCTATTGGTTAAACTATTCTTAGCATTGCCCGAACCATTACCATTTCCAATACCGTTGATTGGAATGTTAATCTTTACTTTGCTAAGTGCGGATTGAATTTGGGAAACAATTTTAGAAGCATCGACAGTAACGCTATCAATTTTTACGTTACTTAGCTTAATGGGATTTTTGCCAATCTTATTTATAGAGGACTGAACTTTCGATGTATCAAGTTCAGCTATAATTTTGGCTTTAAATTCTGCCATTGTTACCCTCCAACTTAATCATCATTACAATTCTTTTAATGATGTTTTTCGTTTGCTCTTTATACCGTCAGAACCAAACCATTCTTCAAATTGTGCATCTTTTTCTCGATCATCATAATTGTGTACCATGTCTGATGTTTCCCATCCGATGAATAACTGCACAACACTTTCCGGCAAATTGCTTTCAAGTAGGGTAGTAGTAATATAATGTCTCATTGAGTGCCAATAGAATTTCTTCCCGCTGATTTTGGTAAATAGTTTGCCCCAAGAATCAAGAGTAGAAACCGGCGCTGGTTCATTCAAATATTTGCCATTCTTAACTTTTGGGAACAACCATTGACTACGAATGCCAAGTCTCTTACGTTCTTCCAGCCATAAATTCAAATATGGATTGAACGGTTTTGCCAGTGTATAAAGCACTAACAATTTACCCATACTTCCTCTGCCCTTTGTGGTTACTTCTTCCGGTGTGCGATATACCGCACCTTCACAAATTAGATTTTCCGGTTTAAAATACTCAACTTTATATCTGACTAATTCAGCTTTTCTTCGACCACTATTCATGGCAAGCGATAAAGCACACGCCTTTTCGTACTCGCCATCCTCAACCAACTTATCAAGAATCTTTTGTAATTCTCTTGTTTTGTATACAGTCTTCTTTCTTACTGCAACATCCGGAGGAGATTCAATCTTATTAACGATTGGTTTATATCCCTCGTATTCATCATCCAAAATATTCTCAATGAAGTTTGAAAGAGAAGAGATCGTTGCCTTAACTGTTCTCAGTCGTTTTGAAGACCATCCCCATTCAGACATTGCATGAGTTTGGAAACGTGCAATTTCTCTTTTGGTTAATTTCGGGAATGGTTTGTTTTTGTTATATTCAAGATTCCAACAGAAGAATACATTCAGATTCGCATTGTACTGATAAATCGTTCCCTTTGATCTATCAATAGACACTAGGTAATCAAGAAAGTCTTTTTGCAATTCAAGATTTTCCGGATTGACCTGTGCTAATTTTTCTTCTGATGTAATGTAGTTATAGACAGTGCTTCGTCCGTCATTCTTTTTGCATCCTCTTTCCAAATTATCACTTCCTTTTTAACTAAAGAATGATCCCATTGTTGAATCTAATTCCTTTTGCATCTTTTGTTCTGATCTCGCCCAAAATCCAGGTCTACCCTTAATTCCGGCAGCGCCAGCTTCGGCAGCCGTAAATACTTCCTCTGTTGAGAAATGACTTGCTCTAAACAGCGGATTAGGAACAGCATACCCAACAGACATATCAAGGTATGCATCAAAACTTACCGTTTTACCGCCAGATGAAAAATTTGTTGTCTTTGGAGAACTGCCGAGATTTCCTGTTCTCTGATAGACCGTAGGAGTGCCACCACCATAGAAAGCGCCAGTCTCTTCAAACATATCCGCTAATACTTTAGCGTCTACAACTCGCATGGCTTTTTCCATGTGTTGACGCAGCATACGTTCTAGTTCGGCCATGCTAGTTGCTGTCATTATGCTTTGCCCTCAATCACATCTTCGAACCGCTTTGTATTGCTGTATGCATCTGCTACAGCTTGCGCCGAAATGCGCCCTTCCTTTATATCTGATGAAATCTGCATAACCTTATTAAGTGTATCTTCGCTCATTGCCGGAGAAATGCGATTTGTAATATCTTCAACCACATAAGAAAGATAGTTGATAATTCGGTCAGCAGACGTTTTCTTTGTTTCAATCATTTCTCTTGCGCTATTGTAAGCATTTGCGAAATTCAGCATTATGCACTCAGCGCCGAAACAAATTGCGTCATTATATGCGTTAATGAAATCTTCGTCTGCAAAAAGTTCCTCAAACTTTGAAAGATCATCTTCCTCATGGAGTAACGTACCCTCATACGGACTGTCTTTCACGCAAACAGCATAGAAGATTCGCATTGCATTTAAATCACCGATATACGGCTGAAAATTACATTTATCATCAAAATAAGCAGACGCTATATCACGAACCGTCACGATATACTCTGCAATATTTAATTTCGTATCTATTACAAATTTACTTTTCTTACGTACCATCTTTATTCCTCACTAAAAGCGTTATAAAAAGTCGGTTTTATTTGTCGAGCGTAAAAAGAATTTCAAGATCGTATTTATACTTTGTTCTTAATCTCTCTTGCGGTATGACGATATATGGCACACCGCTTTTTTCTAAGTCACTTAAATTGAAACTCTTTTTGTCGATTTGATTAATTAAACTATCAAAAGATTCTATATCCAGAAAAAACGTTAGTTCTTTATCACGGAACTCAATTATGAAACCACTGGTAATCCCATCGTATTCATTCCATTTTCTAAGTCCTTCGATTTGGTGGTAATGGATTTCTCCGGATTCCCCCTTGCTGCGTTCAAATGAAATCGAATGTCCGGAAACTGTTTTTAATTCAATCGCATACAGCCGATGATTTCGTGAGTCCCAAAATATATAGTCAAATGGATTCTTACGGCTGAACCTTGTTAGCTTTGAACCGCCGAAAGATTGCGCTGCATCCGGAATTCTATAAACTAAAACATAGTCTGGTGCTGACCGCTGAATACAACTCTCAAAAACTTTTCCTGTATTCATTATGGTTTATTGTTCTGCCATTTCTTATAAATGTCTTTTGTCTTTTCTTTTAAGAACCAACATGTAATTCTGTTTGGTTTTACTCCGTTCTCGCATACATACTCCGGCTGATAACCGTTTGCCGTATAAAAAATGATCTGCCGGAGATTATCTATTGCGATTAGGTTTGACCTTCCATAATGTTCAAACACTTCATTTAATGAAGAGAATTGCGCTTTTCCCATATTTCCCTCTTTTGCGAAAAAAGAAAGGGGATAACTTCTAAAGCTGTATTTGCTTATGAGTTATCCCCTCATTATTCATTAAATTAAAAAATACAATACAACCTTAGTCATTACATATCTTCATTGATAGTTACTTCTTCAACAGTTGTTTTCTTAGTGCGTTTCTTTTTCTTAGGAACGTCTTCGATTTTTTCTTCATCGGCTGTATTGTCGATTCCATCAACGATAGTATAAGTATCGTTTTCAACTCTAACAAAAACTGTATTTGCTTCACGGTGAATAGATGGAAATTGTACTTTTGTTCCGTCAACAATGGCCACTGTAACGCAATCATTGTTTAGGATTACTTTGCATTCTTTTACCATACATATTCCCTCTTAAAGAGTGACAGCAAAAAACTGCCACTCCGCTAATCAACACTTATTACTCTGCGTCACCTGTCAACTCGACAAAAGACATAACGTTGCCATCTTTATTTTCAAGAGTGTCGAACGTAAGAGTAACAGAAGCCGGATCACCCTCAGAAGAGAATGAAAGTTCAAAGTTTCTCTGAATTGTAGCTTTGTAAACAGTGATAAGGAACGGAGTCAGAACGCCATCTTCATCCTTGTCAAGAGTCTTCATTGTGATATAGAAATCCTTCGGAAGTCTCTTGTTGTTGAATGTGACAGACTTAACCGCATTACCCTCAGTAGATGTACGGCTTACAACGTAACCAACGACATAATCTTCACCAACGGCGATATCAGCAGGAGTTGTAGCTGTGAACTTACCAGAAGCAAATGTACCAGCGATAACAGAACCCTCATCGCCAAACTCTCCTTCCGGATATGCGAATACTGTACCTGTCTGGATAGTTCCATTTGTCGGTACAGTCAGAGAAAGTTCGCCAGCAGTTGCACATTTAATCGTCTGAGAGTCAGCATAGATAGCTTCATCATCAATCACGCCATCAGAAAGCATAGCGAAGAACTTGAACGGATAAACCTGTGCTTCGATTGTCATTGTGCCTTCAAGCGGATTCTGGAAAGCGATACGTCTCGTACCTTTTGCCATAGCATAAACAGAATCAGAAGAAATGGATACGCCAGTTGTGTTTGCTGTATCAAACTTCAAGAACGGAGCCATTGTCTTCAACACACGAATATCAACATCGCATACCTGTCTGTTTGCAAAATTATTTCCAATACTCATGTTTAGTTTTCCTCCTTAAAATTGGACATAAAAATAGACCGCTTTTTAGCGATCTGTTTATTTGAAATGATTCTTGTACCAAAGAGAAGCGTTAAAAGTTTTCTTTTCATCGCCCCAAACAGATACACGTGTAGAATCTATTTCGTATATTGCGTTTGCCATTAAACGGTTGAATGAATCTAACAATTGATATATTGTCAAATCATGTACGTTCAATGGATTTATTGAAGGATGCCGATTAGATACGGCAGAAATAATATTCTCTAACTGCAAATCTGGATTCGCAGCTTTGCTTTTCTTATTCTTCCGTTCGGCTTCTCGCATTTTCAGATACATTTCTTTAGCCATCTTATTTTTAAACTTCATTTCTTCAATAGGGGTTTCCATATCATCATTGATTGCGCAAACCTGTTGAAGTATAAATAAGACGCTATCAAACGTATCTTTAAAAATTATTCCACTTATATTTTCAGCAACTTCTTTATTCTCTGAGTCCGTAAGGTCTATATCTTTTTTAAGTAAGAAGAATACATTGTCAACAAACTTTACACATTCTATTTCAAAGAAAAATGTAAACAGTTCACAATAGATTGCTTGCAATTTGGGATTTCGGCAAATTGCATCATACATCGTGCATTCTTCTTTTTCTTTTTCTGATAAATGATTCCAAAAGACTTCTGCACCTTCTTTGTCTAAATCTGTGTAAAAGTCGTTTGGTGTCATTTTTAAAAACGATTCATATAAGTAAAAAGATTCAAAGCCAACATCCTCAATATCTGAGATAGTTGGTTTCCTTACTTTTCCGATTGACAGCGACAACGGCTTGCGAGATAGAAGTGTTCCGTAGCTAAGAATCATCTAAAGTTCGGTACGCTGAACGTCAATATGCGACCGTAAAACCTTATGGCATTATAAATGATTACGCTGTCTAAATTCATTTCTCCAATGCCAAACTTATTCCTAACTTCCGGATCGAGCAACGTTTCCTCAATCATACGTGAAAGAATGTCTGTGCGGTTGCCGTGATAACC